AGAGACGTACCACGAGCCCGACCAGAGGATGCCGCCACCGTTGACCTTGTAGGCCACGGCGTCGCTCAGCTTGGCGGACGTGACCGCCCCGTCTGCCAGCTTCGCGCCGGGTATGCCTTTGTCGTTAATGCCCTTCGAGGTTTTCATCTGGGACTTGTAATCCCGGAGCTCCTCCAAAAGTGCCATGATGTCGATGCTCTCCTTGGCCAGCATTTCCGGTGCCTGTGGGTTGATTCCGTTCACCCTCACGGAGCAGATGGGCATCTCGCACACGGTGTCGCCGTCGTTGAGGTCACCCTGGACGTAGCCGGGCTGCACGGGCGTGCCCGTGGTCTCCTCGCCCTTGTAGACCCTCAGCTCCACCTTTTCTGCAGGCGCCGTCTCGACGCGCGCCACGAGCAGGTCGATGCGGTTGTAGCCGGGAACGCCGTTGTCGATGTCCACTTCCTCGTAGTCGCCCTCGATCTCCCAGTCGTACCCGCACACCGACCCCACGCCGAACAGCACGCGCAGGGTGTTGGAGTCGGTCATGGTGCAGGCGAGCTTGCTGCCGATGGGCAGCACGTAGCAGCCGTTCCCGAGGGTGCCGGCGTTCCAGTGCGCTGCGTGCTTGGACTCGACGTGATCCGCCCCCTTGTGCGATGTGATGAGGTGCGCCATGCTATCTCCCCTCGTTCGCGAACTCGGTCATGTCCCGGTCGTGGGTGTCCATGATGGACCGGTACTTCCTCGCGCAGTCGGGGCACAGCGTCAGGGCCCTGGGCACTCCCAGCGTGTCGGTGTACACGATGTCCAGCCACTCCTCGTTTCGCTTGTCCTCCGGCGTCATGAACACGATGGGCAGCTCGCCGCCGGGGTGAACCGCCTCGGCCCTGTCGCACGCCACGCGCTCGTAGCCCTTCTCCCTTGCCATGCCTATACCTCCATCGCTGTCTTGGTCTCGTAGGTTATGCCCCTGCTGGTCACGGTGGCGATCTTCTGGGCCACGTAGGTGACCACGCTCTCGCCGTGCTCCACCGATGTGCCGCCGACTATATCGTCAATGTCGTACCGGCCGTCGTCCGCGCCCTTGAGGCCGCACTCGCTCATTTCCTCCTGCATCTCCCTCAGGCGCTTGATGCCGTCCTCCTCCAGCTCGGCGGCCTCGGCGCTGGACGACTCGAACACCTCCTCGCGCAGGGCCATGCCGGTGATGGTCTGGGTCTTCGAGACGTTGCCAGCCCTGTCGGCGTAGAGGTCCACCACGACGCGCTCCAGGCCCTCGCCCGTCCCCAGGCAGTGGAGGTGGTTCACGGGGCGCGTCCGGCGCAGGATGAAGTCAACCCGCTCGCCGTCCAGGCCGTCGGAGGTGTAGTCGCCTCGCGGCACGGCCGAGAGCACCGCCTTGCGCAGCGCGGAGTCGTAGCGGATTCGCAGCTTGGCGCCGGCGCTGCGCAGCATGGCGCGGATGCCGGCGTAGGCGTCCATGTCGGACGATGCTCGCGAGAACTTCCAGTTGCTCACGGAGATGCCGCTGGCGCTCTCATCGGCGGCCATGCGCTCCCACAGGCCGAGCCGCTGCGCCAGCTCGCCCAGGACGGCGTTCAGGTCGCCGGACACGGTGTAGTGGAGCTGGCCCGCGTCGGGCACGACGAGGCGGCTGGCGAGCAGACCGTGCCAGGTGCGCCCGGAAACGGTCACGTAGTCGGCCGAGGTGTCGATCTCCACGCCGTCCACGATCCCGCCGTACTCGGTGCCGTCGATCATGAGGTAGCAGTCCTGGGAGATTCCGACGGACGACTCAACCTTGAGCGCGAAGGTGTTCTCCGTGCCGATGGTGAAGTCGCCGGCCACCTTGCCGACGTATCCCTTCTCCCGGCCGAACCGGTCGGCCCATATCACGTCTACCACGGGCTCGTCCTCTCCTCGTACATGACAACCTCCACGTTGTAGCTCCCCGACCACGAGGCCGTGTGGCGCCCCACGGGGATCTCCGCGAAGGGGCGCGCGTCGTCGTCGGTCACGCGCTCGGCGAACGCGTTGCGCTCGGTGCCGTCGGAGTGGCGCACGACGATCTCCCGGTCTCCGTAGCCCCTGATGACGAGCAGCTGGCCCTCCTGCACCTCGGTCCTCACCTGGTACCGGTTGCCAGCGATGATCACGTAGGGGTCGCGGCAGGGGCCGGGGATGTAGATGTCGCACTTGGCCGGGAGGCGGAAGGGGTTCACGATGGCCATGGAGTTCGCGGCGCTCGACTTGTAGTCGTGGGGGTAGTCGTGCGGGTAGTCCAGGCCCCCGTACTCCAGGTCGGTGCGCGCCGTGAGCGTCACGGAGGCGGAGCGCACCCACACCGGGTCGTCGCTCACGACTGTCAGCTCGGCGGTGAGCCTGTCCTCCAGCTGGTACCAGTCTGAGAGGGCCGCGCCGGGTATCCAGCAGCTCATGGAGCACCCGTTTGCCCACAGCGTCCCAGGCCGGCCCGTGCGCACGTCGTAGGAGGTCACGTCGGCCAGGCGGCGGCGCTCCTCCTCGGGGCCGGCCAGCTCCACGGTCAGGGACATCTCCCGTATGTCGCGCTCGAAGCCGGTGATGCGGCCGCCGATCGAGCGGTGCGCGCAGGAGGTGTCGAATATGTCGGTCTTCCCGTAGTGCCAGAACCCCTCGCCGAAGACGATCTCCTCGCCGATGGAGTTGACGTACCTGATCGTTCCGATCACCTAGTAGCCCTCCGAATCCCTCACGGCGCGGGCGAACTCGCGCCTGTTGTACTCCAGCACCAGGGGCGCGCCCAGCACGGCCTCCAAGAGCCTGCGCATGGCCCTGAGCTCCGCCAGGACGGCGGACAGGTCGCCCATGCCCCCGGCGTCGGCGATGGCCTCGCCGACGTTGCGCATCGTGCGCGGGTTGCTCAGCGGCAGCACCGTCTCGCGGCCCGCCTCGCCGACGCCGATGATGGCGGGGGAGTTGAACTCGCCGCCCTTGGCGTACCAGTCGATGCCGAGCGAGGGGATCTTGCCCTCCAGGAGGTCGCCGATCTGCCACCCGCTCGGCTTGATGGAGAAGTGCGGCAGCTTGATGTGCGGTATCTGGATCTTGAAGCCCGAGAAGAAGCCCTTGATGGCGTCCACGATGCCCTTGATCGTGCTCTTGGCCGTCTCGATGGGGTTCACGATGGCGTTCTTGACGCTGTTGAAGATGCCCGTCACCGTGGAGACGAACCCGTTGAACGTGCCCACGACTCCCGAGACGAGCGAGCTGGCCACGTTGGAGACGGTGCTCTTGATGTTGTTCCAGATCGAGGACGCCACGTTGTAGATGTTGCGCATGATGCCCGAGAAGGTGTTGAACAGCCCCGTGACGATCGAGGACACCGTGGTTGCCAGGGCGTTGAAGATGTTGGCGCCCATGCGCAGTATTCCGTTGACGATGGAGGAGAACACCTCGCCGATGCCGCGCCACACGCCCTCCCAGTCGCCCGAGATGGCGGCGCTCACCGTGTCGATGACGCCCTGGATGACGCCCATGAACATCTCGGCGGCGGCGCTGATGGCCTCCCAGACCGCCATGAACACGCCGGACACGACGCCCCACGCGGCCTCCCAGGCGACCTCGATGTTGGACAGCGTTCCCGCGACGGCCTCGAAGATCACGGAGAGGACGGGGACGAGCGACCCCAGGATGAACTCCGCGACGGCGGCGAGCGCCGGCACGACGCTCTCGATGACGAACGCCGCCACGGCCTGGAGCACCGGCAGGATGTTCTCGGCGAACCAGCGGTAGGCGTCCACGACGGCCGGCACGACGCTGCTCATGATGAAGCCTGCGAGCTGCTGGAGGGCCGGCACGACGGAGCCGGTCACGAAGTCGGCGAGCTGGAAGAGCACGGGCACCACGTTGTCTGCGACCCACTGCGCCATCTGCTGCACGGCCGGCACGACGTTGGCTGTGACGTACCCCGCCATCGCCTGGAGCGCGGGCACCACGTTGCCCACGGCCCAGCCCGCGAACTCCTGGAGCGCGGGCACTGCCTCCGTCTGGAGGAACGTCCCGAACTCGGCCACGGCGGGCACCACCGCATCGGTCAGGAAGCCCGCGAACGACTCGATGGCCGGCACCACGACGCCCTCAAGGACGCCGGAGGCCCCCTCCATGGCGGCGGGGAGCACCGCGCCGATCGCGTCAGCGGCCTGATCGACCACGGGGCCGAGGGCGTTCTGGAGGGTCTCTGCCAGGGTGTCCACGGCCTCGCGGAACGGCTGCACGTTGTCGTAGGCCCACTTCGCCCCCGCAGCGAGCGCGGTGAGCGCCCCCACCACCAGCAGGATCGGGCCGCCCGTGAAGCCCGCGAGCAGCTTGGGCACGGCCGATAGCGCCGAGGCCACCTTCCCGAAGTTCATGGCGGCCACGGCGGCGGCGACACCTCCCAGGGCCACGGCCACGTAGTCCACGTTCTCCACGAGGAAGGTGAGGGCCGGCACGACGGATCCGGTGACGAACTGCACCGCGTCTCGCAGCGGCTCCTGCACGCCGTCGTAGATCTTCAGCGCCAGCTCCTCGAAGGCCGATCCCATGCCGGCGAGATCGCCCTGGAGGTTGTCGGTCATGGCCTTTGCGGCGTCCTCGGCGGCCCCCGCGCACCCGTACAGGTCGTCGCGGAAGGAGGACAGCTCGCCCGACCCCGCGTTCAGCATGAGGTTCAGGCCCTTGATGCTGTCGGCCGTGAAGGTGCTCTGCAGCGCGGCGGCCTTCTCGGCGTCGCCCATGCCGTCGGTGGCCGACTCCACGTCGGCCAGGATGTCGGCGAAGTCGCGGTAGTTGCCCTGGGCGTCCATCACGGCCACGGTAGCGTCGCCGATCTTGATGGAGCCGTCCTCCATCCTCTGCGTCATGTCGCGCATCACGGCGTTGAGCGCGGTGCCCGCCTCGCTGCCCTTGAGGCCCTGGTTTGCCATCATGGCGATGGCCGCCGAGGTGGTCTCCACGTCCATGCCGGCGGCGTTGCAGTTGGCCGCGCAGTTCTTGAACGCCTGGCCGAGGCCGTCCACGGTGGTGTTGGCGTTGGCCTGGGCGTAGGCCAGCACGTCCACCATGCGCCCGGTGTCCTCGGCGGTCATGTTGAACGCCGATAGGTAGTCGGTCACGAGGTCTGAGGCGGCGGCCAGATCCAGCTCGCCCGCCTGGGCGAGCGAGAGCACCGGCCCCACGCCAGCCAGCATGGACTGGGTGTCCCATCCGGCGAGCGCCATGTACCCCAGGGCGTCGGCGGCCTGGGAGGCGGAGAACGTGGTGGTGCTGCCCAGCTCGCGGGCCTTCGCCTCAAGGGCGGCCAGGTCGTCGCCGGTGGCTCCGGACAGGGCGCTCACCTTGGACATGGAGGTCTCGAAGGCCGAGCCGATCTCCACGACGGCCGAGGCGGCGTCCTTGATGCCCCCCACGGCGGCGGTGACGGCGGTGGAGGCCAGGTTGGCGAGCGTCCCCTTGAGGACGGTGTAGCCCTCGTTGGACTCGCGCGCGGCCTTGCCCCCGGCCTCGGTGCCCTTCCAGTCCAGCCCGGCGTCGGCCTTCTTCAGGCCCTCGACTGACTTGGTGATCTTCTCGACGCCCTGGACGGCCCCCTTGTCGTCAAGGGTGACCTTGAGCGCGATCTGGTTAGCCATTGCGCGCCGCCTTCCTCTTGGCGGCGGCGAGCGCGGCGGCGAAGGAGTCGGCGGCCTCCGTGTTGGCGGCCTCCACGGGATCGGATGCCCCAGTCTTGAGGGCGAAGTGGCGCTTGCGGGCCTCCAGGGCCTCGCGCTCCTCCTTGTTCCACTTGGTGGGCTTGGGAGGCTTCGCCAGGCGCGCCGACACGGCCTCCGCGAAGGGGGTCGATTCGGCGGTCTCCATGAGGGACGCGAGCAGGCCGACAAGGTCGCAGAAGGAGAGGCGGCGGCTCGCATCGTCCCAGTCGAGCCCGTAGGCCGACATGAGGGAGGCCCGGATGCGCGCGGCGTCCTGGGCCCAGTCGAAGGCGGCCGCCCCCGAGTCGTGGGGGCGGTCGCCCGTTACGTCGATGCCGTAGGCCTCCCACGCGAGCGCGGCCACCATGCCCTGGGGGTCGTCACCGGCGGCGTCGCGCGCGGCGGGAGGGTCGGCGAACATCATGTGGGGGAGCCAGAGTGCCTTCTGCTCGGGCCGTACCGACTCGTCGGCGAACAGCTCGATGACGAGCAGGGCGCGCCGGGCGCTGTCGCGCACCCAGACGCGTCCTCCCATCCAGTCGTAGGCGGTGACGGTCTCGGTCTCCTTGGAAACTTCGTCCGTGTGCTCGCGGCTAGGCGGCGGGGTCAGGCTCGGTCTGCGCATGGCTCTCCTCCGGGAGGTAGTGCGCAGCCTTCTCGTCCATCTGCTCGTTGCGGCTCTTGACGATCTCCAGCACCATGCGGAACACCTGGGCCGTCACGGGCGTGGCGTCGGCGTCGGCGACCTCGCGTCCGTTGCCCACGGCCTCCAGCAGCTTGCCGTAGGAGTCCGCGCCGATGGCCTCGGTCAGCACGTCGCGGAGGACGGCGCCGGTCTTGGCGTTGGCCTCCGCGATCTTGGCGATGCTGTTGGTATCCCGCCCCTTGTCCATCAGCGCCTGGATGGCGCCCATCTTGTTCTGGGCGGCGGTGCACGTCTTGGCCAGGCGGGCGAGGTTGGTCGGGGTCACGTCAACCTCGGCGGCGATGCGGACGGTCCCGCGCCCGGTGTCGATGTCGATGTCCAGCGGCTCGTAGAGCGACTTGATGCTGATCTCCATGGGTCTTCTCCTGTTCCTTTCGCGCAGTAAAAGGAAAGGCCGGGGAGGCTGCGCTTCCTCCCCGGCCTCGCGGCTCATGTTCCTACGGGTGTCGCCTACGACCCCGTGACGGTCACCTTCACGGCGGCGCTCACGGTCGGCTTGGCGGAGCACTTCACCACGACCTCCGTCTCGCCGGCCTTCAGCCCGTGCACGTTGCCCTCGGCGTCCACACGGCAGACCTTGCGGCCCGACTCGGCCACGGCGAACAGGCAGAAGCCGGAGGCGTCGGTGGGGGTCACGGTCGGCTCGATCTTGGCCGTCTCCCCGACGGCCACCGTGACGGCGGTGACGGTCACGGTCTCTGGCAGCTCGGTGCCGGCGGCCTCGTCCACCAGCAGCGGGTCGCCCTCGCACTTGAGGGCGCAGCCGAAGGGCACGTTGTCCGGCGTGTTGCCGTCGGCCCCGGCCCCCTTGATTTCGGTGACGGTGACGGGCCACTCCAGCGCCTCGCCGTCGGGGCCGACCTGGCGCAGCTTGGTCTTGCGCTCGCTGCCCTTGAGGTAGGCGAGGCCCACAACGTAGTCCTGGGCCTTGTCGCCCACGAGGCGGTCGCCGGCCACCGTCCAGCCGCTCGTCACGGCGGTGACGTTGACGGACGTGGCGCCGCCCTTGTCCCAGTAGGCCTTCTCCGATGTGGTGTCGGCGCGGTCGTTGGTGAACGACTCCACGCCCGGGCCGAGGAACGCCCAGTCGGGCGTCCCCGTCGGGTTCGTGTCGATCAGGTACACGAACTGGTAGTTCAGGGCGAATCCTAGATCCATGTGGTTACCTCTCTTCGTACTCGATTTCCGCGTCGAAGGCCCACACCCAGCGCCCCTGCTCGTCCCATCGGAGCTGGCGGGGGGTCTCGGCCGAGTTCGACACGAGGCGGTAGGAGCCGTCGCGCGACTCCAGCGCGCCGGCCTTGTTGAGGGCTCGGGAGGCGTCGTCGGCGTCGGCGATGGCCTCCTCCTCGTTGATGCGCTTCACGATCACCGTCAGGCGCAGCGAGGTGGTGCCGCTGCCGTCCCAGTACCGCTTGCCCGGCACGGGCATGCCGCACGTCAGCACGGTGGCCTCGGGGCGGCGGTAGGAGTCGGCCACGGAGAGGGACACCGGCTTGCCCAGCGCCCTCTCCAGGACGCCCCTGGCCACGTCCACGGCGTCGATTCTCGCGCTCATCGCATCTTCCCTTCGTAGATGGCCGCAACGTATTGCATCCACTGCGGCAGCCTGTCGCGCGCCCACGCCTCGTCCCAGTGGTCGGTGGTGCCCGGCGTGGTGTGGGCGTGGGGCAGGTAGTACTGGTTGGCGGCGTAGGGCGTTGCCCACACGAGCAGCCCGGCGCGGTACTGGCTGGCGAGCTGCCCGGATGCCCTCAGGACGCCCTCGTCCATGGGCACGTAGCGGCGCATCTCGAACTCGGCGCGCATCGCCGCCTCCTCCAGGATGTCGCCGCGCATCTTCTCCACGGCCCTGAGGCCGGACAGATCGACCGTCACGCTCATCCCAGGGCCACCTCCCAGTGGTGCACGCGCCCCATGCCGTCCGGGCATGGGACGCAGGACGCGGCGGCCACGGGCGGGGAGCCGTCCACGCTCACGAGCGAGCCGGCGGGGACGGCGAACGCCCCCTCGGTGCTCACGGCGTCGATGAACAGCGTGCCCTTGGGGCCGTCCCGCAGCTGGTACTCGGTGGCCCGCACGTCGTCGGAGGACTCGAAGCGCACGAAGCGCATACTCCGCTCCTCCCCGTAGCGGCCGCCGAAGCCGCCGTCGTCCAGCGGCTCGCGCACGGTGCACGAGGAGGGGAGCATGCGGCGGGGGATGGGCCTCATAGCGCCAGCCCCTGGTAGAGCAGCCCCGATCCCACCAGCTCGCGCCGTGCCGCAGCGCGAACCTCGTCTCGCCACGGCGACGATCCCGGCGCGGGCGACGATGCCGAGTAGGAGAACTTTCCGAGCGTGACGGACTCCGCGCCCTCGCCTATCCCGTGGGAGAACCCGTAGGCGGCGTCCACGGACACGGCCGCCATGACGGCGCGCCTCCAGGCGTCCTCCCTCGCCGGAGTGTCCACGGGGGCGTACCCGACGATGGAGGCCACCTCGGCCTCGGCGCAGCGGAGCGCCGCCCCGAAGGCGTCTTCGTCCACGGGGCCGTATGCGTCCTCGTAGTCCTCGACTGTTATCTCGGGGCGGCCCATCGCCTAGCCCTCGGCCTTCTCGGCCGCCGCCTTGGGCGCGGTCTTTGCGGCCGGCTTCTTGCCGCCCGCAGCCGGTTTCGCTGCGGCCTTGTCGCCCGCGACGGCCTTCTCGGCCGCCGCCTTGGGCGCGGTCACGCGGACGGTCTTGCCCGCCACGGTCTTTCCGACGGTGCGCATGCTCTCCTCCTTACTCGGCATGGGTGCCGTAGATGAGTTCCTTCTTGTTCTTGTATACCCACAGGTCGTGGAACAGGCGGTACTGCCACTTGTGGGCGTCGTCGTCCTGGTTCACGTCCGGGGCGAAGTAGCGCAGCTTCGCGAGGCGCGAGAGCGCCGCCACGGCCGACGGGTGGACCACCTGGAAGTTGATGGCCTTGCCCTGACCGGAAAGCTCGTAGTAGTCGCCCAGGCTCGCCTTCGCCGGGCTCGTCACCTTCGTGTAGGTCTCGCCGGACTTCGTGTAGTAGTCCTTCCCGCTGACGATGTCGGTGTCGGCGGTCTTGCGGTAGCCGCCGGACGCGATCTTGTAGCCGCCGGCCTCCTCGCCGGCGGTGGTGCCGTCTAGCAGGTCGATGGCGGTCATGAAGCGGTTCGCCGGGATGATGCGGATGCGCATGTCGTCGAAGGTGTCGAACTTGCCGTTCGGAGCCTCGCCCTGGCCCATGCGGTAGGGCTGAGCCTTGCGCAGCAGGCCCTTGTACTTGGAGGTGCAGTACAGGATGCAGCCGGACAGCTGCACGCCGTTGTCCTCCATGCACTCCTCCGCGAGCAGCAGGTCGTCGAACGCCTGCTGCGGGGTTGTGTAGGTCGCCGCGTCCATGTTCGCCGCGTTCTCGGCCATGCGCGCGAAGCGGATGGCGTCGATCTCGGGGATGACCTTCTCGCGGTTGAACTCGGACATGAGGTTGGCGGTGACGATGCGCAGGCGCTCGGCGTCGTCGAGCTCGTCGATGACGAACTCGCGGTCGCGCTCGAACTCGAGCTGGTAGGGCGTCCACTTCAGCTCGGCGCCGCCGCGCACGAACCCGCGCCCTCGCACGTGGTCTGCCAGGCCGTCCATGGCGATGGTGGCAACGTCGATGACGCCGGCCCCGGTCATCTCGCCCAGCAGGTCCTGGTTCATGTTGAGGTCGGCGGTGCAGGTGCCGACGGTGATCTGCTGGTCGAGGCGCGTGGTGTACTTCTCGACCATGTTCCCCAGATTGTTCTGTGCCATCTAGTAGTGCCTTTCTCTTTAAACGCCGAAGATCTTGTCCAGCTTCTCGTCCATGGCCTTGGACGCTCCCGCAGGGGGCTTGCCCGTGCTGCCGGTCTGCTTCGGCTTCTCCCCGAACAGGTATGGGCACGATTCCTTGAGCTTGGCCACGTCGCCGTCGAAATCGGCCAGGCGCGCCTTCGCGGCCTTCACGTCCACGCATCCGGACATCTCCAGCTTGTGGGCCGTGCGCTCCTCGGCCTGCTCGGCCCGGAGCTTGTCGATCTCGGCCTTGAGGTCGGCGCGGCCCTCCTCGGTCTTCGCCGCCTCCTCAAGCTTTCCCTCCAGCTCGGCGATCTTGGCGTCCTTCTCCGCGATCTCGCGGTCGTGGCGCTCCTTGTTGATGCCGGGCTGGCCGTGGGAGTCCTTGACGTTTCCGTCGCCTTCATCGCCCGACCCGTCGCTTGCCGGGTTCTGCTCCGCGCCCGTCGGCTCGGCGCCTCCCTGCTGCTCCGTATCGTCGGCCTTGTTGCCCAAGTCCTCTCCTGTCATTTCCTGCTCCTTTCGATCCCAGGTTTGTTCGCGCGGTTCTCTCCGCAGTGGGTGGGTTTTTCGCGCTATCCCAAGCAGGGAGCAGTATCGGAGAGGTGTCGCCAGGGGGAGTGGCAGGGAATCAGGGCAAAAGAAAGGCCCCGCCGTTGCGGGGCCGTGGACGGGGCGCCGTAACGCTTGCCGTCATTACCGTGGGATGTGGCTATGCAGATGCCATAGCGCGGGCAAGGAACTCCTCGCGTGGGGCCAGGTCGTAGTGCTCCACGTGGTAGGTGTCCCGGGATGTCCAGGAGAAGGTGCCGTCATCGAACGCGAGGTAATCGATGCCGATCTTCGTCTCGCCGGTCACGGCGTCGTCGAAGAAGCCGGCGGCTACCGCCTTGCGGCGGAAGGAGCGCATGTAGGACAGCAGGGCCTCCTTCTCGCTCGGTTTGTAGTCGCGGGTTGCGAGGTCTCTCTTGTCGTGGTATGTCGCGAACGCGTGAATCAATGCTTCCTCCTCGGCTTGTATTCTACCATGGAGCCAGTGTTCTCGTCCTCGTTTTCTCCTATGGAATACCCGCCGTCATCTTTTAGCCAAAGCATCCCGTCGGGCGCCGTCACGGTCACGCCCAGCTCGTCGGCGAGCCTCTGGGCGAAGCACTCGCCGCGCTCGTTCGCGCGCCCCGTGTAGCAGGACAGCAGCCGCACCGGCTCCCCGTGGTAGTCGTCCCTCGATCGAAGCACGTCGGCGATCAGGCGGGCGTCGGCCCTTTCGAGGTAGGGGAGCGCGATCTGCGGCGAGCCGTGCATCACCACGTCGTAGCGCCCCTTCTCCTTTCTCGCTGCCTGCGTAGCGCGGCCGATGCGCCCAAGCTCGTCGCGGTCGAACACTGGGTACTTGGCGCGCAGGCACCTCTCCTTCAGCGCCGCCCTCGCCATGGCCCTCTTCTTGGATGCCGCGCTGACTGCGACGCCGCCCTTCGGCATGTCGCCGGCCCACTCGCGGTCGGGCTTGCGGTGCAGCACTGACTTGCCGGTCCTGCTCTTCGCGTTGGCGGCGCCGATGTACTCGCGCATCTTCTCCTGGCGCCGCTGCAACTTCTGCTTCGCCTTAAGGTACTCGGCCAGGTTCGCGTCGCTCTTGTCGCGGTCGTAGAGCATCCTCGCGCCGCGCAGCTCGCGCTTCGCCTCGCGAATCTTGCTCTCGCGGTACCGCTGCCCCTGCTCCAGCTCGTACACCTCGGCTCCGGGCAGGCCGCTGGGGTGCTGCGGGTCGGGCTCGTACATCCTGGGAGCGCCGTGGCGGTAGGGGCCGTAGCTGTGGCGGCAGTTGACGCCGCCCAGGATGTCGCCCAAATCGCCGCTCATGCAGTGGAGGTAGAAGTCGGGGTACCTCACGCCGTCGATTACCTGCTCGCCCTTGAGGCTGTAGCACCGCCCCTGCCACTCGGCGTGGCTCGGGCGGCTGTCGCTGTGGCTGGACACCTCCACCAGGTCGATGCCCAGCCGCTCCATCCTGGCCATGGTCATGCGCTGGGCGTCCTGCACGATCTGGGTGCGCACGTGGCGCCGCACGGCCACGTCGGCCTTGCTGCGCACGGTCACGCGCCCCGTGTCGGCGTCCTGGTAGGTGATGACGTCGATGCCGTCGCGCTCCAGCTTGCGCACGGCGCGGTGCAGCGCCGCCTCCCTGTCCGCATCGCCGGAGTTGACGCGGGTGACGGCCTCGATCGAGGCGCCGAGGAACGCCTGCTTGGCCCCCTCGGCCATCTGGATGTTGTCGCGGCCCAGCACCTCGGCCATGCCCCTCACCGTGGCGTCGATCTGCGCCGGCCACTCCGGCGAGCCGCCGGCCCTGGCCACGTCGTCCTCGTCGGACGCCTCAAGGCACTCCTCCACGACCTCCAGCACGGCGGCGTCGATGTAGGGGCGGAACTCCTCCACCATGCGGCGCAGCTCCTCGGCCTTCGACTGGGCGAGCAGCGCGGCCTCGGTCACGGTGCGGGGAGACTTCTCCCACCCCTCGGCCATGGCTCTGGCCAGATGGTCGAGCATTCGCGCCTCGATCTCGCGGTAGACGGCGGCGACGCGCTCGCCGGCCTCCTCTATCTGGTCGGGGGACAGCACGCTAGTATCCCGGATCGAACGTCGCCTCGGGCAGGAGCGCGCGGGCCTCCTCCTCGCTCTTGCCGTAGAACTCGACGAGGTACATCCACTTCGGCACCACGCCGGCGGCGATCTCGGCCATCATGGTCTCCTTCTCGCTCTGGGTGTCGGTGATCACGGAGTCGTCGAACATGACGGACACGGCCCCGAAATCCTCCTCGATCTCGGCCCCTAGGTGGATGCGGTAGTTGTCCAACAGGGCGCTCACCACGTCCTGGATGCCGCCGCGCAGGGCGTTCTCGTGCTTGCGGACAGTGCGCATCAGCTGGGAGCTGTCGGCCATGACCTCCTTGGCGGTCTTCATGCCGCCGGGCTTGTCGAGCGTGAAGTAGTTCTGGCCGAACCCGCAGGCGTCGCCCATCTCGGCCAGGGAGGCGTTCAGCGCGGCCAGAAGCGGCTCGGTGCGGATGTCGGGGGAGAAGGTCTCGATGTAGTTCTTGGCCTCCTTGCCCTCCACCTTGCGGTAGAACATGTCCTCGGCCACCCCGGTCGGCACGACGCGCCCGCCGTCCTCTCCGGTGGAGATCAGCTCGTCGTCGACGAACAGGCGCACGCCCGTCAGGGTGATCTCCTGGATGAAGGCGTCCCATGCTATGTCCACGGCCTTGATCTCATCCTCGGCGTCCGCGAAGATCGACGCTCCGAAGGGTGAGAGGTCGTCGTGCACGTTCTCGTTCCCCGTCGTGAAGATGCCGAAGGGCTTGAAGCGGCTGCGTGTGTCGAAGTCGGCGATGATGCCGCACGACTCGGGGTCGAGCGGCTTCCCGTCACGCAGCAGCCAGGTGCGCACGTGGTAGGTGCCCGTCCCGTCGTCCATCGTCATGAGCTGCACCTGCTCGGCGTCCTTGCCGGCGTCGGTCACGCGCGTGACGAACGCGCACTCGTAGACGCCCTGCGAGTCGAAGGTCAGCGGGAGCACCATGCGGGCGTCGTAGCGGGGCATGAGGATGCGGCGCACCTCGTCGTCGCGCACGTCGAAGGACAGCGCCCATGCGGCGGTGCCCAGCGCCGCGCAGCTCTCGACCACGCGCTGGCCCGTGGGCCAGAAGTTCGATCGCGCGAGAAGGCCGCAGAGCCATTCGTTGGCCAGGGGCTTCTCCACGGACACCTCGGTGTCGTCGGTGAGGATGAGGGAGGCGAGCTCGCGGCACACCCTTCTGGCGGGATTCAGGGAGTTGCGTCGCCGCTTCCTGCGCGCCCCGCTCGCGTTGATGTAGGGCACCTCGAAGAACGGGTCGGTTCCCGTGTAGAGCGCCCTCCACTCCGCTATCTTCCCGTCCATCGTGCGCCTCGGCTCGTACCCTTGGTCGCCGATGAGCCTGACGGCATCGGATGAGATCGTGAACTCGTTCTCGGCCACGCGGCCCCCTTTCGCTCTCTTGCGCGGCTATTCTTCTCCCTCTGTCGCCGGGCGCATGGCCCTGCGTGAGCGCGCCTCGCGCATCATGGCGTAGCGCACCGAGTCGATGCCGTGGTCGTTTCCGTCGGGGATGGAGTTCAGCCACTCGCCGTCCGCGTTCCTCTCGTACTGCATCTCCCGCACCTCCTTGGCCAGTCTCGGGCAGCGGGCCGGGTCGATGACCCACTCGACCGACTGGAGGAAGCGGTAGGAGCGATCGCGCATCCCTCCCTTCTGGGCGGCCCGGGCGTTGACGCCGGCGTCCCGCTGCGCCGATATGGTGCCAGGCTCGGCGTCGTCGGATCGGACGGCCAGGCTGTGGAAGACCGGATCGTCACCCTCCCAGTCTGCCCATGTGAGCGCGAGGCGTATCCGATCGGCTTGCTCCCACGGCTGCAGCTTGTTGCCCGAGTCCTCGTACCAGGTGACCAGGCGGCGCCTTGCGGGCTGCCACTCGGATATGGTGAAGTGCCACGGGTCGGGGTACCAGCCGAAGTCCTGGCCGCAGCGCAGGTTGTCGAACGCCGCAGTCTCCTCGTCGGTCACCTCGCGGAACACGGCGTTGTCGAACACGTCCCCGCCGACTCCTACCGGGATTCCCAGGTACTCGTGCTCGTAGGCCCTCGGGTCGGTCTCGCGAAGGGCCTCGGCATCGGCGATGAACTGCTCGCCGAGCCATTCCCTGGGGGCGTCCAGGTACGTGGATCGGAGCACCCTCTCCCCGCGCGCCTCCATCTCTGCGCAGTGCTCGTTGATCCAGCACGTCTTCGAGCGGGGAGGGTTGAAGGAGTAGATGCGCACGAACTCCGAGCCGCCGCGCGTGAGCGACTGGTTGACCATGCGGATCTCCGACATGCCCCGGAACATGTCGGCCTCCTCGAACCAGCCGATGCCGATGTGCCCGAATGGCACCTTGACCGACTTGATCTTCTTGGGGTTGTCGCAGCCGCGGAACAGGATGAGCTGGCCCGTGGACTTCTTGCGGATGCGCAGGGTGGAGTCGGGCATGTCGTAGTCGTCCTGCAGGCCCATCATGTTGATGGCCCACACCACCTGGGCGTAGGCCGAGTCGCGCAGCGAGTTCTTGTAGCGCATGAGCACCAGGCCGTGCTGGTCGGGGTGCCGCTCCACCCAGTAGACCAGCTCCAGGGCCGCGAAGGAGGACTTCATGGAGCCGCGCCCGCCTCCGAGCCACACGTCGGTTATGCCGCCCGAGGCGATGAGCCTGTGGGGCTCCAGGAACGAGGGGGCGATGAGGAGGCCGAAGTCGGCCACGAAGGCGGGCCGCGCATCGGGCTCGTCGTCGGGGAGCCATTTCAGGAGGGCCTCGTTGCTCCTGATGGCCGCGCTGGATGCGGCCCCGTAGTTCGCCGGGTCGGCGTCCTGGGCGCGCTCGAAGGCGTCCTCCGCTAGGTCGGCCAGCCGGTCGATCACCTGCGCCCTGGTGATGCGCGCCTCTCTTGCGGCGGCCTCCCGGAGCTCGGTCAACCTTGTATGAACCTTGTAATCGGATTCGAGCCGCGAAGCCCTTTCGTCCACGGTCGATTCCTGCCACTTCCTGGACGCGGGGTATGCCTCGCGGTACGCCTGGCGCTGCGTGAGGCCCCGGCAGCGCGCGAGGCAGTAGGCCTCCTGCTTGGGCGTCAGCACCGGTTCTCCCGATGCGGCGTGACGCGCTTGCACCACGGGCACCACATGGTCTTGATGTGGTTCCTCCCGCGCTTGCGGTTGTTCTGCCGGCGGATGGGGAAAGAGCCCCCGCACCGGAGGCAGTAGAGCATGCTCCTGGGCATCGGGCCTCCTCTCTCTGGGCGCTATGGTCGGAAATGTGTCGCCAAAAGGGGACGGGCCGCCCGGATGGACGGCCCGCCAGATAGGAGGGGGAGGGGGGAAGGAATGACTAGGAAGCCCCTCACCGCCCCCATAGTCCCCCAGGTGTCGCTACCGACATCGCCTGACCTCGCCCAGGCTCACCCAGCACACGATCCCCAGGGGCACCAGCACCGCCGCCAGGGCGGCGCGGGCTAGCATGGGGCCACCTTCGCGCCGCAGTTCGGGCAGTACCGGGGCGCCAAGTGCTCCGTGGCGTTCGCCATGGGGCCGGGCGCGACCCAGACGCCGCACCCCGAGCAGTACCATCCGCCGCCCCTGGCGTGACTCATTCGGCACTCCCGCACCCGCTTCCATGCCTCGCCGTCGTGGACGGCCGTGGCGAACTGCTCGTCGGTGACGGCGGCGCGGGTGTTCCAGGCGGTCTCATTCCGGGCAGTCGCACCACATCCACCGCATACGACAATTCCCTTGAACCAGCGTGATCTCTCGAAAAGCGCATCGGGGGTCGTACCGAAGTAGTCGGCCAATCCTTCGGCGATCCGCCGAGAGCAGCCCGGTGCCGGCCAGTGCTCCATCTTGGCTACTGACTGGGGACAGCATCCAACCGCATCGGCTACAGACTTCTGGGTTGCGCCGTCTGTGTCGCAGATAAGGTCGGCGAGGCGGGTTCTCGCGCCTTCAACGTGCGCCTCGCCCCCGCAGAACGGGCACCTCTTAAGCTCATCGCTCATCGGTTACCTCCTCGATTGTCAGCAGCGCATCGACACTGATACGGCCTTTCGGGTACGGGAACATCCCGCACTCGTTGCTGATGATGTCGTCGAACCACTGATGGAAAGACTTCTTCATGAGCGGAAAATTCGTTTCAAAGACCTCGCCGCCCTTCGTCACGTATCGAACCCTCATTAGTCGTCTCCCTTCCTCGCGCCCCAGCAGCACCAGTCGCTCGGGCGAGTGCACTTGCGCACCACGGGGCAGTAGTCGGGCAAGCGGTAGAAGTCGCCCATCGCGCCCCAGTTGACGCAATCGCGGCAACGCACCAGCTTGCCCTCGTCGATCCACTTCTCCTCGCTGTGCTCGACGCCCGCGTACCGCATGACGCGCTCTTCTCCTAGCTCGTAGTCGCTCATCGCGCCTCCTCGATCCACTCGTCCACGGTCTTGCACGGGATGCCGCAGGCCTCGGCCACGGCCTTCTCGAGGCGCGCGCCATCCGACTGCTCCCAGCCGGGGAGGAGGGCCAGGCCGTCGAACCACGGCTTTGGGCGATTGTCGCGCCACATGTGATCGGTGAGGTTGTTTATGCACAGGAGCATCGCCCCTTCGTGGGATATGACGCTCGGCACCAGATCATGCGGGTCGAGCACCTGGAACCCGGCATTGGAAAGCGTGTTTCTTGCGTCTGCAAAAGCGCCCCAACCGTTGTACGGCTCGCCCGCCACGGGGCCGGATAGGTAAAGCCTAGCCATGGTCGGCCTCCATATCCACCCACTCGTGCCACGGCTCGGACTTGCCCTCGCAGTGGACGAGCAGCGAGCAGTTGTCGCAGCTCTTCGTGAGCTGGCAGATTTCCTCCAAGAGTTCGTGCCTGATTCCCTCGAAGTACTTCTCCCAGTTAGTCATGGTCGCCCCTTTCGATATCTTGAGCGTAACCGGTGATGAACTCGACCACGCGGGCCTTCGACCAGCTGCCGCCCAGGCTCTCGGCCTCTTCCGCCATGCCGCGCAGAATCTCGGCCAGGCGCTCGTCGGCGAGCGAGGCGCTGTCCTCCTCGATCTGCATGATCCTGAGGTCGCGGGCCGACACCTTGGCCTTCTCCTGGCGCAGCTGCTCGGCGAGGTCGTCGCACTTGGCGGCAAGCTCGTCTGCCTTCTTGTCCAGGCGCTTCCGCTCGGCCTCGCTCTGGCGGGAGAACGTCTCGGCTGCGCCCAGCTTGTCAACCTGCTCCTTGAGCCGCGCGATCATCGCGTCCTTCCCCGCCAGCTCCTCAGCGAGCGACAGCTTCTCCCGGTAGGTCTCGTAGACCATCCGCTCTAGCTCTTCGGCGGTGACGGTCGGCCTCTCCACGATCTCCGGCTCGCTCGCGACGGCGAGGGCCTCGACGGGCTTACGCTTGAAAAGTCCCATGGCTACTCGCCTCCCTTCTCCGGACAGTAGGCCGCGCAGCACTCCGGATCGTATTCGGGGCAGCTCGCGTCGAATCGGTGGTGCCCGAACGGGGTTTCGAGCATCCGCTTACTTGGCTTGACGGGCTTGAGGCATATCGGGTCGCAAGCCTCGGCCGTGCAGCCCGTCGTGAAGCAGACGAACACCAAGCCGTTACCGCCGACCGACGCGACGCGGCCGAACCCGCCGTCTCCGAACATACCCACGAACTTCACGTAGTCGCCTTTGGCGAATCCGCTCATTCCGCGCCTCCCGTCCGCCGGATGATGGCGTCGATGCGGGCGGCCCACTCTGCGGTCTTCACATCCCACCCGCTGCCAGGTTTTGCGCAGTCGGCGCGCCATTCGGCTATGTCGTCGCGCAGGCGCTCCAAGGTGTCGGGAGGGGTGTGGGTGAGCATCGAGGGATCGCACCAGGTGATGTTCCCCTCGTCGTGGTCGTAGCACTGGACGCAGAAACGCTGGCCTATCACCTCGTTGATCGAGTAGGGCACTTGCACGGTGTAGCGGTGCTGTTCGCGGCCCATGCCGTACACGGTGTCGTCCTCATCCAGCGGCAGCCCGTCGGCCCCCAAAACCTCGGGGGCGCGACGCTTCACGCGCTTGCCGTGAAACACGTTGCAGATGTTGCCATCGGCGTCCTGCATCTGGCAGCATCCGCCGTTGCGCAGGAAAATGAACTTCTCAACGCCGTCCAGCTCGTCCGTGTCGTCGCCGAACTGCACCGGCTCCCCGTCCTCGAATCGGGGGCGCGGTATGGCGCAGCGTTCGAGCCATCCCCCGAAGTCCTCGCCCTGCTTGAAGTCGGGCCAGCCGTTGGCCTTGGCCCACAGCTCGGCTCCCTGGCGCAGGGCCTCGCCTCGGGCCTCGGCAAGCTCGGCGTCGATCTTGTCGGCGACGATGGAGAATATCTCGTTGTCGCTTGGCCATTCCCCGGTCACGGCCTCCGCGAGCGCCCTTATCTTCCCCGTCGGGTATGTCCAGATGTTTTCGTCTATGCCGTTGTACGGCTCGCCGTTCGCAGCCCACCGCAGCTGCTCCGATACGGTCATGTCCTTGGGGTCTTTATCGGTCATGGTGCTCCTCCTTCGCCCATTCGCGCTCTTCCATCGCGCGGCGGCTGGCGAACTCCTCGTAGGTCTCTCGCGGCTCCTCGCGCCTCTCTATCGGAGGCTCCCAGTAGGGTTCCCGGTCTTTATCGGTCATAGTCGTTTCCTTCCTCCCGCACGGTGTCCCATGCGGGGTCGTCTTCCATCTCTGGCGGCTCGCCGTCGAAGCTGCCGCACTCGTCCGTGTACTCGGGCTCCGTCCAGTAGCCGAACTCAAGGCACCAGCCCCAGCCGCTCTCGGCGTGGTCGGTGTCCCAGTGGGAGCAGCGGTCGCACCAGGCCATGGGAACGGCCTTCTCGGGCGGCTCCAGGTCGATGTCGGGCACGTCCCAGGCCCGCTTGCCGCAGGCGCTCATCGCAGCCGCCTCCATCCGTCCATGCCCAGGGCCGTGAGGTAGTCGCAGCCCTCGTCCAGGAGCAGGTACTCCCAATGGCCGCCCTCCCAGGGCGAGGGCATGTGGCCCAGGGAGTCATCGATGCCCTTGAACTCCGTCCATCGGAAGTGCAGCCGGCCCTCGTGGGCCAGGCCGTGGCAGTAGGGGCGGCCGTCGGCGTCGAGGAGGTTGTTGCCGAAGCCGCACAGCGTGATCGAGGGCTTCTTGACCTCCCGGCCGTTCTCGTCGAAGAGCTTCCCGGCGCCGCGCCTCACGGGGTGGTGCTGCTCCAGGGGGTAGGAGCGGCCGCAGACCGGGCAGTAGGGGAGCGTCACGCTCGGGCGCCCCATCAGCGGCCACCACATCTGCGGCAGCGTGGTCTTTCCGATCATTGAAGCCTCCTGTCCGGGCCGCCCATCTCGACGGCCTCCGTCGTCTCGCTGAGGCGGGAGGCTATGGCCAGCCCCGCCCCGCCCTCGCTGATCATGCGGGGAAGCTCCCCGCGCCTGAAGTTGCTCGTCACCAGCGTGGGCCTGGGGTGCAGGAGCGTGGAGCGGTTGTACCGCTCGTTGACCAGATCGAACAGGCGCTCGGCGGCCCTCGGGGTGCCGGCGCCCTCCTTGCCCAGATCGTCGATCACCAGCAGGTCGCATCCCGCCAGGTCGTCGGCCAGGGAGCGGGCCTCCTTTCCGAACTCCCGCAGCGATTCCAAAAGCGACGTGGACACCGCGAAGCGCACGGACATCCCGCGATCGAGGCAGATGCGGGCGGCGGCGCAGGCCAGCGTGGTCTTGCCGGTGCCGTTGGGGCCGAATAGGTAGAACCCCTGGCCCTGGGCGATCCGCTCCGCCAGGCTCTGCGCCCACGGGTGCGCGGCGCACCGGTACCGCTCGGGGATGCCGGACGCGTCGAGCTTCGCGAGCCTGGCGGCCTCGGCGGCGCCCCTTGCGGCGCGCTCCTGCTCGGCCTCCCACGCATCGCGCTCGGCTTGTGCGCCCTCGCAGGTGCACGGCGCCCAGCCGGCGAAGATGCGCTCCTCGCGGCCCCTGACGGTGATGGGCGCGGTGATCGGCGGCCGCTCCGCCCCGCAGTGGGGGCACGCCGTCGGCCCCGGCACGAAGTGGCTAGTCGTAAGCCGCATATCGGTCGGCCTCCTTCCGATGGGCCGCGAACTGGCCCATGTACTGCTCGAAGTGGTCAGGCGAGAACAGCGTGTTGGGCGTCAGGTTCCGCGAGAGGGTGGTGCCCCTCCGCGCGTCCTCGGCCCGCCACTCATCGCGCTTGAACTCGATCATGCCCCGTACCTGGTCGGCGCCGAAGCGGCCCTCGGCGCGCTCCAGCTCGCGCCGGCACCGCGAGGGCATCGTGGTGTACGCCTGGCCCGAGACGTCGGACAGCGCCTTGAGGCACAGCAGCGGAAACTCCGAAGGGGGTAGGGGGTTCCCATGGCCTGGATTGGCCTGTACTGGCTTGGCCTGGTCTGGGTTTCCAGTTTCGGAAACGGGGGTTTCGGAAACTGGAAACGGGGGTTCTTGGTTTTGGAAACCCCCGTTTTTTACTCCGTCGGAAACCTCGCATTCCTCCTCGCCGGGGGTCTCGGGGGCGGGGGAGGGGGCCGGCTTGGGCTTGTTGCGGCTGCCCTTCGGACGGCCCCCCTTGTTCTTCCCGCGGGCGTCTCGGGAGTTGTCGATGTCCTCGCGCACGCCCTCGAAGATGGCCGAGAGCGGGTAGCCGAAGGCCGGATCCTCGCCCGTGAGGCCGTACTCGATGATGGCGAGCGCCATGGTCTTGCGGTCTGCCTCGTCCGGTATGGAGTCGAGCACCCCCTTGAACTTGTCGAAGCAAGTGAAGCTCATGCGCGCCTCCTAGAACGGGATGTCGTCTTCGGACAGGAGCAGCTGCTCCTCCACGACCTCGTACTCCAGCTCGGGCTGCCCCAGGCCGTCCACGATGGTCACGGCGGCGGCGATGTCGGCCTCGTCGTAGGCCGCCGGCTCCTTGTCGATGATCTCCCGCACCTTCGCCATGGCCTCCTCCACGGGCACGCCCCGCTCGCGCTTTGCGCGGGTGAGCGCGGCCTTGTAGGCGTCGATGGGGGCCTGGGCAGGGGCCGTCGGTGCCGGAGCGACCGTCTCCACGGCCTCCACGACGGGCGGCGCGGGCTGCTCGCGGTCGCGGGCCTGATCCATCTCCTCGGAGCCGTAGAGGCCGCCCAGATCCTCGGGGAACGCCTCGCGCAGGGCGTGGCAGATGGCCACCTTGCGGATCATGGTCGCGGGGATCTTTACCCAGTTGCTCTTGCCGGTGTTGTACTCCGCGAAGGACACCTCGTCGTACATGGGGGCGTCGTAGCCCTCGATGCACACGCGGCACCAGCCGCCCACCAGCTTCTCGCCCGGCAGCATCATGGAGCCCTCGCGGCGGTGAAGGCCGCCGTCGGTGCCGACGATGGTTATCCCCGCCGTGTATCCCCGGTAGCGCGGGTTGCGCTGGGCGCGCTTGGTGAACGTCTCCTTGCCGGCGATGACGGTGGCGGGAGAGTTCCCGTACTTGATGAGGTAGGCGTCCTTGGTGAAGGGGTTGAGCCTCTGGGCCTGGCACAGCCGCATGAAGGTCTTTATCTCCTGGGAGGTGACGTTGCCCGAGGAGGTGCCGTTGGCGGCCATGAGGTCGCGCACGTCCTGCTCGGTCACGGTGATGTCCTGGCCGTTGTCGGCCTGGTACTGCACGATCTCGCTACTCATGGCGCACCTCTCCCTCGAACCTGATGGCGGCGCCGGTGATGCCGAGGCCCTTGAGGGCGGCGGCCACCTGCTGCGCGAGCGCGCGGGTGCCCTCGAACTGCGTGGACAGCGACCAGCGGCAGATGGGATCCGGCTCGGGTTGCTGCTCGGGCTTCGGGGCGGTAGATGCTACTGGACGCGGCGCGGGCTCCGGCTCGGGAGCCTGGGCCGCCACGGCCGCCTGGGCCGCCCGGAACTCCTCCATGCGGGCGCGCTCCTCCTCCAGCTCGCTGTTGCGCTTGATGGCCTCCACGAAGGAGAGCGTCTCGCAGAAGCGCGCCACGGCCTCGTCCTTGAACGGCAGGTCGAGCTTCATGATCTGGCTGTAGGCGTCCAGCGCCTCGGCGGCCTTGTCGGCGAGCTTGCCGCAGGCCCACTCCTCCGACCGCTTGGGGGCCAGCCACTCGGTCTCGATGAAAGACTCCAGCGGGATGAGATCGGCGACGGGGCCGGCCACGGCCTCGTACTCCTTCTGCAGGGCGGCGCGGCGGCCGTCCTTGAACGCCTTCTCGCCGGCCTTGAACTGCGTGTCGATGTCGTCGCGGGCGGTGTCGATGATGCCGATGATGCCCTTGACGCGGCCCTCGAACGCGGCCATGGGCGCCATGTAGGCGTCCTTGATGCGCTTGAGGTCGGCCTTGATGGGATCCTTCATCTTGTTGAGGTCGGAGCGGGCCTTGCGGGCCTCCTTGCGCCGCTCGTCGTCGTCGTAGTCGATGACGGCCCCTCGATACGGCTCGACCTGGGACTTCACCCATGCCTCCACCGCCGCCAGGTTGTCGTCGATGACGGCCGGCGTGTAGGTCACGGACAGCTCGCTCGTCGGCTCCTCGATGACCTCGGCGGTCACCTCAACGGCCTCGCTACTCATCCTTCCCCTCCTTCCCGATGGCGTCAACGCACATCTGGTAGAGCCTCTGCTCGGCCTCTGGCGGCTCGTAGCCGCACAGCTCCATGGCGTCGGTCAGCGAGATGAACTTGCGGCAGCTCCCGGCGTCGATGTCCCCGCGCCAGTCGAGGATCGAGCGGTCGTGCGCGTTGAACGCCATGACCGCCCACTCGCGGTCGCGCGGCCAGTCGTCGCGCAGGTGCTTCATCGCGTGCCATACGCCGGCCCAGTAGGGGCTGTCCGCCTGCCAGTCTCCAAGGGCGACGATGGGGGCCAGCGCCTCCTCCCCGTCCAGGACGTGCTCGGCCAGCCACTCCTTCCGCGCGCCCTCGGTCTCCTTCCAGAGAGGATCGACCATGTCCCTGCGGCGGGCGCGCTCGTCGGCCTCGGGGTCCGCCGGGGCGGGGGAGTACAGCTCCACGTCGCCGGGGTAGTATCGGGGGAAGTGCGCCACGGTTCCCTCCTCGACGGCCTCGGCGGCCTTGTCGGGGTCGGACCAGCGCCCCTTGTACTTCATGCCCGATGGGACTTCCTCCGCGACCTCGGCCCCGGCGAGCAGCACGGCGGCCTCGATGGCCGCGCGCCTCTCTTCGGCCTCGCGCTTCCCGCGCAGCGACCTGGCCACCGACTCCCAGGCCCTCGCCCCGGCCTTGAGCAGCGTCTCCTGGGCCTCGGCGTCGCCCTCGAACTCGCCCATGGCCTCGTACCAGCCGAGCGGCATCTGCTCCACGGCCTCGCCGTCGCGCTCGGCGCCCTTGCGGATGCGCCCGACGCGCTTCTTCTCGATGCCGGTCACCTTGGACACGTACTCGTCGTCGCCGAACAGGGTGAGTGCCTTGAAGATGTCGGCGCGCTCGGCCTCCTCGTAGGTCTTCTTGGTGTCGGTGCGCCAGGCTGCCTCCACGACCGCCTTCTCGTCGCCGTCCTCGACCACGGCCGCGAAGGACTTCACCTTGAGCAGGCGCATGGCCTCCACGCGGGAGTTGCCGGCCTTGATGCGGTAGATGCCCTCGTCACGCACGAGCACCGGCGGCTCGTCGGGCTGCTTGGTCTCGGGGTTGAACGACTCGGCCAGGCGCTTGACGTAGTCCTTGTTGGCCTTGAGCGTGTAGTCGCGCCGCGCCATGGAGTTGCCGTACTCGTCCTCCAGGGGAAACACGTCCTCGATGCTGACGGTCTCGATGCTAGCCACGGCACGCCTCCTCCGCGTTCTCGGTGTTCTTGCTCATTTGCTTGCTCCTATCTGGTAAAACTCGAAACTACGAATTCATTCTCACTTTTTTCTCGATGCGCTCCTTGCGCTTCTGGGCGGCCTTGACCTGGCGTCTGAGGTTGCGCGCCAGCCAGTCCTCCACGGCGATCTCGCGGGCCTCCTCGGCGCGCGCCCGCTCGTAACGGCCCAGCCCGGCGAGGGACGGGGGAGGGGGCATGGGGTCCCAGCCGCTCTCCGTCTCGGCCTCGGTGGCGTCGTAGACGGCGCGCTCCTCGGGCGGGAGCCTGACCAGGAGGTCGGATATGCGCCCCTGCACCTTGGCGAGCTGGCGGCGGCGCCTGCACGGCTCGCAGATGCCCTCAGAGCCCATGCGGGAGCGCCTGGCGCCGCACGAGGGGCAGGTGGAGAGCCGCGAGCGGAAGCACCGCAGCGTCACGTCCTCGCCGGACTTCCGCATGAGGTACACCTGGCTCTCGATGGCCCTCGCGCCGCGCTTGAGCGCCCGGCTCAGCTCGCGCCTCGGAATCTTCCCCGCGTTGTCCCTGAGGAACTGCAGGTCGGCCACCGTCCAGTCCCGCCTCTTGGCCCCTTTCCTCATGCCTCGTCGGTCACCTCCACGATGATCCTGGGATGCCTCCCGTCGTATGCGAACCTGTCCTCGAAGCCGGTCACGTACTGCGGCGTGTCGTTGCCGATCACGCCCGCCTGCACCAGGCCGTCCAGGACGAACTTCTTCCCGAACGCCACGTTGTCAAGGTCGCGGCGCCTGTTCCTCTCGATCCACGTGAACCTCACGGTCACCGGTTTGGAGAACCGGGGCATCCTCGCGGCCTTGGCGGCCCAGGCGGCGGCCTCGGTGCACTCCCGCTTCACGGCGTTGCCCCTGAAGCGGTTTGCGTTGATCGCCCGGATGTAGTCGTTGAGGGACGGGAACGCTCCCTCGATCTCCATGGACGCCCTCATGCCGCCATGCCCCTCTGCCTCTTCGCCGCCCGCCAGTCCGGCGCGCGGAAGAAGGTGCTCGCGGCCACGTCGCGGTGCCACAGGGCCTCGAAGTCGATGCCCTCGTCAAGCTCGGGGGTGCTCCTGGGGAAGATGACCTCGCCCAGGGCCGGGCGGAACATGATCAGGTAGCGCGAGAGCACGCTCCACAGGTTGTTGTCCATGCGGAACTCGCGGCACAGGCTCACGTCCATGCCCTGCTGGGAGGCCAGCACGAACAGGTCGCCGCGGCGGATGCGCGGCCAGCCGGACGCCGCAGCCCGCTCGCAGAGGTTGACGAGCCGCAGCCACTTCCTGGGGTAGTCGTCGGCGATCCATGCCAGGGCGTGCTCCACGCGCCTCTCGGGCGTCATGGCAGCGCCGTCGTACAGGCTGGTCTCGATGCCGTCAGCGTTGCGCATGGGCCACCTCCTGGGCGTGGAGGCCGTTGTCGTAGCCAACCTGGTAGATGCCCGTGGCGGCCAGAAGGACGCTCAGGGCGATCAGCACTCCCATGGCCACGGCGAACGAGTCGCGCAGGACGGCGGGGATGTGGTACGCTTTGCGGGGCGCCCTCCGGGGGTGCACCTCCCGGCGCGGCTGACGTTGGTAGCGGCGCCGCGCCGGCATCTCGAACGACCTCATACGCACTCCCTCCTCTGAAGGTACTCGGGGAGCGCCGCGACGCGCACCAGCCGCTTGCGCCCACACTGCATCTGCGGCAGCGGGTCGCGCTGGTCGTGCGCCCACTCCCGCATCTTGTCCCGCGACACCCCGGCGATCTCGGCCGCCCTGTCGATGGTGGCGTACAGGGGCAGCTCCGCCGGCACGGGCCACTCGGCGATCATGCGGCATCCCTCCACTCGACGAGGCAGACGCCGCGATCCGTGCGGACGTAGAAGCCGTTGTCGGAGAGCGCGTCGTGCACGCGGCTTCCCGCGCTCGTGATCACGAGGATCTGGTCGTCCTCCCCGACGCTGGCCACGGCCACGTCGCAGGGGACGCGGGGCTCGCCCTCGGGCGGCTCCTCGCTCTGGGCCTCGGCCATCACCTCCATGGCCTCGGCGATCTTCTCCGGTGTCATTCTTCCTCCTATCTGGGAAAACTCGGAAAGTAACATTGATTTATAGAAATTGGCGCCCGCCCGGGGAATCGAACCCCGACGCCCGGCTTAGGAGGCCGGCGCTCTGTCCGTTGAGCTAGGCGGGCCCTCTCGCTTGAGAACCGAAGACGGAGGGCGGCGGAAAGGAGGCCGCCATGACCCGATACTGGGATTCGACGGACTTTTCCGGTTACGACACGGACCCCGTTTTCATCGGACGCTACTGGGGCGACGTGCTGCGAGACGACGCTTTCGTTGCCCGCGATGGCTTTAAGTCAAGCAGCGAAGCCGCCGACGGCGACGAGGCAGGTGATGCGGGGGAAGAGTAGGCAAGCCAGATAGGAGCAGGAAGGAGTGATGCAACCCGTTCCTGCAACTTGCCGCCCTCCGTATTCGGTTCTCAAGATGCCCCGTGTTGTTAACGTCGCCACGGGTAGCCTGACGGGGCGCCTAGCGCGCGAAGGTGCAGCAGGCCATGCCCAGCGCCACCAGCACGGTGACGCAGATCAGGAACACGGCCGCTACTGCGTTGTTGCTCATTGGATCCTCCTCTCTGGTACAATCACGTCCATGGACCGAGTGCCTATGGACATAGGGGAGTGGATTCCCGAGGACGCCGTGAAGGGCGCCCTCGAAGCCGGCGCCTGGATGGCCGAGCATCCCGAGGCCTTGTTCGAGATGACCGAGCGCGACCGCAAGTGCCGCGCCGCGTATCTCCGGGAGCTCAAGACCGGCAGACCGCCCAAGGTGCCTCCCGAGGGGTACGCCAAGTTCGTCAAGTACGTCGGCCCCACGGTCAGGCGCGACTGGCTCGCCGCCGTTGCCGATCTGGTGCTCAGCCGGCTTGGCCTCTGACGATTCCGATGATCTCCGTCAGATGAAAGCAGATGACGCACAGCTCCACCGAGATGATGGCCAGCAGCACTGACAGCCTCGCCTTGTCCTTCTCGCTCCACAAGTTCCTTCCTCCTTTCTGGTCGAAGATCGCCGTCAGGCGATGGTCTTGCGCTCGTCGCGCTTCGGTGCTTCAGGCGGGTTGCCGGCCGCCCGCGCGATCTCCGACGCGCTCACGAACAGCTTGTCCGGCTCGGTCAGCTTCCGCACGGCCTCGGCGAGCTCCTCGGGCGTCTCGGCCATGATGGCGATCGAGATCATGCTTCCTCCTTTCTGGTTAAAAGTGTTGATGTTTGTTTAATCAACCTTAGCAGGCAAAAAAATTTGCTCTACTGGGACACCCAAAAAGTCACAAACTGCTCGGGCTTGCCCAATGCTCATCGACTCCTGGTTGTCCTCGTAGTTGGCGTAAGTCTGCCGTGTAACGCCCAGATGTTGGGCTACGGATGTCTGCTTCACGCCTTTCTGCTCGCGGAATTCTTTGAGCGTGCCCATATACCTCCTTTCGACGTTCACGATGTTAACTAATCCAACATTGTAATGTCAAGCAAATCACCCTAAAATGTTAAAATAATCTTACAGGAGGTGAGACGATGGCGATTGCCGACAACATAAAGCGATTGCGGCTAAAGAGAGATTGGACGCAGGAGCATTTGGCTGACCTTGTTGGCGTTACCCGATCTACTGTCACGCAGTGGGAGACTGGTTGGTCTCAGCCTCGGATGGGTGCCGTGGAAAAGCTCGCGGCAGCTTTCGGCGTGTCTGTTGCTGACATGGTGGATGATGGGCAGCGTGAGCTTCCCAGAGGCGCCATTCTCCCCAGGAAGTCCAAAGCAGCCTATGCCCCGCTTCTCGGCCGAGTTCACGCAGGCGACCCCCAGGACCCCGATGTGGTGGACGGGCCCATGGTGGAGCTGCCCGAGAGCATCGCCGAGGCTCATCCCCGCGCCTACTTCCTTGAAGTGGAGGGCGACTGCATGGACAGGGTGTACCCGGAGGGCTGTCTGATACTGGTGGACCCCGACCGCGAGCCGCAGAATGGATCCATCGCTGCCGTGAGCATCGACGGCGCTGACTACGTGATGCGCCGGCTGCTGCGCACCTCCAACACCATGGTGCTCGCCCCGGAGTCCTTCAACCCCGAGCACGAGGACATAGTGATAACCGCCGCGAGCGGAAAGACGGTTGAGCTGGCAGGCACTGTCGTCTGGTACCAGCCTTCGCGAGAAATGGAGTAATGCTATGGGTCTGCTCGGAATGCTCAAAAAGGGGCTCAGCCGATCTGTCCCAACCATAGCAGAAATTGCTAGTGGTGAACGAGTCAAGCAGGAGGAGGCTTACAACGCATGGGTAGAGGAGGCGGAACGGCAGCACCGCTTGATTCAGGAGAAAACACGACCACCGTTTATTGATTCCCCCTGCGGGCCGTTCGGGTTCTATCCGTTTCCTGCTGGTCAGTATGTCTGCTTGGCTAGCTTGCGATACGACTCGAAAACAGGCGAAGTTTACGAGGACAGCAGATCTTACTATGCTAACAGAGTGGCAGTCGAGTTGTTTCTCAACGATTTGTGTTACGCGGAGAGTCTTCTCGACGGGTCTAAGTTGGGTCTTCCATCGCTCCCTGCGCTGCGCACCGATGCGGCGAGGTTTGTTGCGCTCGACGATCTCGTTGGCAGGATTCCACCTAACACCATAAGCATGAGTATTGCACCGCTCACGCCGACGGGAAAGAAGCCGCGTTATATTTCATCGGCAAGATTCTCGTCCTATCTGATACCAGATTACGATGACCCAAACTGTTATAGGGGGTTTGGAGAAAAAGGATCGGGCGGTACTTTCTGGTATCTGGAGAACGGGAGTATCGGAAAAGCCGAGATTGACTACTGGGATGGCACCGTTCATTTTCGGGTTAAATTCAAGACCGTTGCGGGTAACCTGGTTGTCAGCAACATCTCCTATAGCGACACTATTGGCGTTGATCCGATCGCGATTTACCGCTCTTAAGTTTTGTGCTGGCCCGCGAGGGAAATTGGGTAGGGAGGTTTTATGGCAGAACGAGTGGATCCGTCCTGGCAGCTCTGGTACGACATATACGACCTGGTCAATGATGATGACGAGATTGCGCAGGAGGAAATTGACTGCATCATGGATCAGGCGGAAGGGTATCGCTTTCAGATGCGGTGCTGCGGATGCGAGTATATATTGCAGGAGCGCAACGAATCAGGTTTGAGGAAGCTCATGGGCTGGATAGGGAGCTTCGTCACCACGTCGAACGCCAGCAGCGTGGACATCTCCACCGTCAGCATGTCTTCCGCCGAGGCATCGAGCAGGCTCTCCCTGAGCCAGACCATCGCAGCCGTATGGTCCCTTCCCGATGCGGCTATCTCCGACGAGCAAAGAGCGGAATTATCGAAATTGCTATCGGAACTTGAGAAGAGCGAGGGCAAGGGCAAGCAGAAGGTGCTGGAGGTCGCAAAGCGTATAGGCAACTTTCTGTTTGATAAGTGCATCGAGGCTGTTCCGTCCGTCATGCCTGCGGTGATCCAGGCCATTCAGCAGGCGTCGTGATGGGGCTCGGCTATTGGCTGGCTACTTTAGGAACATGAGGATGAACAGTGCCGAGCCCACCAGCCCCAGCACTCCTCCGATGATCTCCCCGACGATAAACCTCAACATGGTCTCCTCCTGTCTGTTGCAGCCATGGTAATGGAGAGGTCGCCGGCGCGAAGGTAGGCGAGGAAAGCGAAGCGGAACATAAAGGCAACATCGCCCATAGGAGCGTTGCGCATAATTGAAAACGAACAGAAAGGAAGAAAGACATGAAGGCATTCGGAAAGATCGGCGCGGCCGCGTTCGCCGCCGCCCTGGCAGCGTCCATGGCTGGATGCGCGGGAGGGGAGGCGCCCGAGGAGAAGGCGGCCCAGCCCGAGGCGCAGCAGCAGGCCCAGGCTGAGCCGCAGCAGGGGGCCGAGCCAGCCGCAGACGCCGGAAGCGGCGCGGCCGCGCAGAAGGACTTCGACGGTTCGGCCTATTCCGATACCGGCGAGGGCACGATGTACCTCGCCACCGCCGGCGGGACGAGCGAGGGCGGCAACGTGCCCCAGATCGCCGGCGGCGGCACGCTGTCCATCGACGTGGTGACAGAGGGCATGGATGGCTCGGTGTGCACGGTGTACGTGGACGGCGTCGAGAACAGCACCGTGAACGCCGGGGAGATGAGCCAGAACGGCATCGTCGTCGGCGAGAGTGCCACGGAGCCCGGCGTCCACACCGTGGAGCTCGTGAAGATGGACGGCGACGCGCCGGCCATCTACAAGGTCGCCCAGTACGAGGCCGTGTAGCGCCCGGCACCGCGGCGCCGGCTTGCGAGGGAGATGGAGTAGAAGCATGAATAAACCCAAGTACGCGCCGCACTCCATGGTGATGTACAAGGTAACTGTGAACCACCGAGGCGACCCAGAAAACCTTTTCAGCGTGAACGACGTCAACGGCAAGACCCTCGCCGAGCTTTTTGCGATGTTCTGCGATAGCGTCCAAGGGGACTTCATCACGCAGGAGAACTCCCTGAAACATGTTATTGTCAAGAGCAGTAGAACGCTTCCAGGACGCGCTGCCGCCTTGGCCTACCTCGCTTCCGGATCGTCCGGGGAGAACTTTGAGGTGTTCAACACGGCTTCCGCCATGAAGGAGAGCGAGTTCGACAGCACGCGCGCAACCTTGGTGGAATCTCGATGCCTTATCGCCTGCGATTACGGAGACGGTTACGCGCTCATGTGCGTCGAGCATTCCACCAACGCCGCAGGCGATACCGCACTTTTCACCCCGTTCAGGCGTTACCTGAGAATCATCGACGAGGAGGCCGTCATTGAATTCGAGCCCGTCACGGAGCGGGAGGCGCTCGAAGCGTTTACGGCGGTGGACAGCATCGTCGTCAAGAAATATCTTGAGTCGAAGGACATAACTGACACCCTCGTTCGCGAGGGAGACTGCGTGACGCTATCCTTGACCCATAAGCGGCGCAATCCGTTCAACAAGGGAATCGTGCATGAGCTCATGTGCGACAGGGGAAGAGCCGCCACGCTGTTCGGTCTGACTGGGGACATCTTCAATTCGGACTCTACGACTATCACGGTCAACATGAAGGGAGCGAACGGGAGAAAGGGAAAGTTCGTCATCGGAGGCAATGCGACGTCCAAAGTGCGGGAGGTGCTCAACGACAATGGTGCGCCCCCTTTGAGCGACGGGGATTTTATTCAAAGATGTGACGATCGATGCGCCCTCGCCGCTGAAAGACTTGGTACAATGTTCATGGATTAAGATAGAACATAAGTTCGCTATTAGGAGGAAGCTATGGGCAAGGCAAGTCTCTCATCGATCGCCCGCGCGTACTTCGACACCCTTCATGTCGGAACATCCGGCAAGACGAGATTCGCGGACGTTTTTCTGCAGATCCTGCTACCGTTGCTGGTGGGAGCCGCCCTGTTCTGCTCGGCCGCTCTCACTGAGGGAAACGGACTCGTCCCGTTCGTTGTGGGAGCGTTCTCTGACATAACCGCAGCCCTGTCCATCATTTCGGCACTGCTGTGCGCGCTGGCAATCATGGTGTTCCAGCTGCGTATTCAAATGGCCGCCGACGACATGGAAGCGGTAGCCACGAAACAGGAAACGCAGTTGGTGGACGAGCTCTTCTCGGACGTACTTTGGGCGGTCGTGTGCGGCTTCGCGGCCGTGGTTCTCATGATAGTGGCCGGATCGCTCGGCTCCGATACGGTGGCAGCCTGGGTCTTGGCGGCGGTCTCCCTGGCGGTGTTGCTGAACTTCTGTGCCGTCACGTGCATGTGCCTGAAGAGAATGAGCGTCGCGTACAGCGTCGTGTCCAGGTCATGGACAAGGCGTGCCAAGCGCAACCGGGCAAGCGGAGTAAAAGAGTAGCGAGTTGTAAGAGAAGGAGCCCCGCTGAATCTTGGCGGATGGCGCGGGGCTCGAAGCAATACCGACCGATGAACGGAAGGCAGGTGCATTGTACCATGTCCGTGAGGAGGCTGGACAGCGGGCTGTGGGTCGCGGACGTGACCATGGGACGGCGCCTGGACGGCACGCGCGATCGGCGCACCAGGCAGTGCCGCACCAAGGCCGAGGCCGAGAGGGCCGAGCGCGCGCTGCTCGTGGAGAAGGAGCGGGCGCGGGGCAAGTCCTACGGCCGCATAACCCTGGCCGAGTTCGTGGAGGACTTCTTCTGGCCCCAGAAGACGCGGCTGAAGGGCTCCACGGTGAAGGGCTACAAGCGCGACCTCGATCTGCGCATCCTGCCGGCCCTCGGCGGCATGGCCATGGAGGACGTGGGGCGCCTCCAGATACAGCGGATGCTCATGCGGTGCCCCACGCGGAAGACCGCCACCAACGCCCGCGAGACGCTGTCCTCGGTCATGTCCCTGGCCGTGGAGATGGGCGTGGTCTCCGTCAACCCCGCCGGCTTCCGCTACGAGTACCCCGCCGCATCGGAGCGCGACCCCGAGGCCCTGGGGGTGTGGCTCACCAGCTTCGAGCAGATAGGCCGCGTGGTGGACTGGGTGCGCCGCGACTGGGCGGGGACGCCCGAGGAGCGCATGGTGGTGCTCGGGCTGCTGTTCGGCCTGCGCAAGGGCGAGGTGCTGGGCCTGGACGCCGCCGATGTGGACATCGCGGGCCGCAGGATCGGCATTCGGCGCGCCTACACCGAGGGCGAGCACGGCCCGGAGCTGGGGCCGCCGAAGACCCCCAAGGCCGTACGCGACGTGCCCATGATGCGCAGGGCGCGCGAGATCATGGAGGGGTGGGATCTTCCCGAAGGCCCCGTGGTGCGCGGCCTGAACGGCGGCAGGATGAACCCGTCCACCGCCAGGGGCCGGCTGCAGAAGGTGTTCGGTGACGGCGCGAAGTTCGACGACGGGACGCCCGTGCCGCGCATGACGCAGTTCTCCATGCGCCACAGCTTCGGCACGAGCTGCATCACCGCCGGCATCGAGGTGTCCAAGCTCTCCCGCTGGATGGGCCACGTGGACGTGACCACGACGCTCAACCGCTACGTGAAGCACCGGATAGCCGACCTCTACGAGGACGCCGACATCATCGACGCGGCCCTCGGGTAG